CACGCGCAGCATGGCGGCGTTGCGCAGCGACAGCCTGTCAGTCAACGCCGCGACGCCCTTCGTCATCGGTTATGATCCCGCCGGCAATCGCTATTCGCAGCAATGGGTGCTGGTCGATCCGGCGAATGGCACCGCCACCGCTAGCGCCGCCATGGTGGCGACCACGCTGGCCGGGGCGCGGGCGGTGGCACCCACGGCGCGGCCGCGCGACATCAGCACCGCCATCCAGGCCGGCTATCTCGCCAATCGCACGCTGGCGGTGGCGAACGGCCAGGCGGCGCAGACCCGCAGTGTCGATGGCATGACCATCGTGCTGGCCGCCGGCACGCACAGCATGGGCGCGACCGCGATTACATCGGGGATCGCCACTGCGGAAGTGCCGCTGCGCATCATCGGCGACCCTGATGATGGCAATGCGCGGGGCAATTGCCTGTTCAACCTGACGTCGGCCGCGATCAACATCCGCGTGACGCGGTTGAAGCTCGACAATCTGACGCTGGGGCTGGGCAGCAACACCATCGCCAGCAGCGCCACCCAGCTGCTGATCCTCGATCGCGTCACCGGCCAGGGGCGCAGCGGGCTGGAGGCCAACATCACCAGTTTCTGGGCGCCATCCGCTGCGTCGACGCAGGTCAATCTGTTTGCCACGCGCACGCGCTGGTGGCGGCACGGCGTGGCGCTGACCGCGGGCAACATCCGCGCCGGCCTGTTGCGGGGCTGCGAAATGGCCCGCCAGGTGTCGGGGCTGACCCTGCTCAAAAACCGCTTCATCGGCAATGTCGAGGATGGCTTCATCGGCACCGGCAACATCATCTGCTGGATTGGCTGGGGCGCGCCGACGCTCGCCGGCCAGGTTGAAGACATCGTGCTCGCCTGGAATGATCAGCGTTTTCTGCGCTCGCGGGCCTTTTCCTTCACCTATCTGCCGGCCGCCACCGCCGGCACGCCCAATCAATCGCTGCGTCGCCATGCTGTCATCGGCAACGTCATGGAACGCATCGGTTCCAACACCGAACCTTTTTATTCGATGGGTGAGGATGAAAGCCTGACCGCCAGCTATAACATCATCGAGGCCAACACCGCCGCCGGTGATCGCTGCAACACCTTCTATTCCGATCCGCTGCCGGCGACCTTGAGCGATAGCAACACGCTGCTCAACCAGGCGTTCGTCAACCGCATTGCCAATAACGTCTATGACTGGCTGCCGACAAAGCACGACGCCTTCAACGATCCGGAATCGCAGGCAGCACGCGGTGGCACCAATGGCTATCGCCCGCATATGGTCGAAGCCTGGTCGATGACCTATGGCGTCGGTCACCGCTCCAATATCGATACCCGGCGCGTTGCGTGGCAGCTTGCAACACCCGGTGACTTCACCCTTGAATATTCGGGGCCGGCATCCGTTGCCGGCATCACCTTCGCAACGGTGATGGCGCCGGCCTATGTTGCAGACAGCTCCCGCGCACCCTCGTCCTACGGCGGCGCCGATACGACGGCCACCGGCGGCGGCAATTATCGCCCCACTGCCGCCTCGCCGATGCTGGCCCGCGTCACCAGCGGCAACAGCGATGTCGATGCCGCCGGCCTGCTCCGCTCGGTGCCCGCCACCGCCGGTGCCTATGAATATGCCGCACCCGGCATGGCGGCATCGGGCAGCTTCACCACGGCCGATCAGGTCACCGCCGGCGCCATGCGCGGCGTCGCTGCCGCTGGCGATGCTGCCTTTGGTGGCCCGGTCGCGGCGGCTGCCGCCCGCGGCCTCGCCATCGTCGCCGCCGCCGGCATCGATGGCATCGTCGCCCCCTCTGCCGCGCGCGCCCTGGCCGCCACCGGCGCGGCTGCGCTCACCGGCAATGTCACCCTCGGCGTTTCGGCACCGGGCCTTGCCGTCACCGGCAGCCTCGCCATAAACGGCAGCGTCAGCACCGCCGCTGCGCGTGGCCTCACCGCCACCGGTGCCATCACCACCGCCGGGAACGTCACCCTCGGCAGCGCCGCTCCGCCCGCCAATCCCTGGTCGATCCGCTTTGGCGGCACCGTCACCATGGGCACGGCGGGCAACGACATGGCCGCAACCATCGCCACCCGCGCCAGCCTCACCGCCAATCTGGCAGTGGGCGCCAGCCTCGCGGCGACGCTGGCCACGCGCGCCACCCTCACGGCGGCGCTCGAAAACCGCACCGGCCTCGCCGCCAATCTCATCGTCCGCGCCAGCCTCACCGCCAATCTGGGCTTTGCCATCAGCCTGTCGGCCACGCTCGCCACCTCGGCGCAGATCACAGCCGCACTTGCCACCCAGGCGCGGCTTGCTGCCACCTTGGCCACCGCCGGCACCATCACGGCCAACCTCGACACGGCGCAGCCCATCGCTGCCAGCCTCACCGCCCGCGCCACCGTCTCCGCCGATTTGCAAACCGGCCGCACCCTCGCGGCGCAGCTGGTGGTGCGCGCCGCCCTTTCGGCCCGGCTCTTCACCCGCGCCGCCTTCCCGGCCGAACCCGTCGCCGGTGCCGATCTGCCGCGCGCCAACCAGCATGAAACGCTCGATGCGCTGATCTGGCGGGTCACCGGCCACAAATCGATCGAGGCGGTGCTGGCGGCCAACCCCGGCCTCGCGGATCTCGGTCCGCATCTGCCGCAAGGGCAGATCGTCGATGTCTCCGCCGCCGATCAGGCCGCCGCGCAAACCACCGCCACCCGCGAACTTGTCCAGCTTTGGGACTGAAGGGTGCTTGCAGCCCTTCAGCAAAGGAACTGAATTCGATGAACCTGCCCGACATCCCCGATGCCCTCGTCACCGCCGGCCGCGAGCTTATCGCCGCACTCGGCCCCGCCATGGCCGGCAGCGGCGTCGGCCAGGCCTGGAGCAAGGGCCTCACCTGGCGCCAGCGCATCGTGCAATGGCTGGTGGGCATCCTCGTCAGCTATTATGTCACCCGCGGCCTCGCCGAAATCTTCGGCCTCGGCCCCTTCATGTCGCAGGCCATCGGCTTCGTCGTCGCCATGATGGCGTTCGAGGTGGCGCCCAATATCATCGACGCCGCCAGCACCATCGCCAAGCGCCTGCCCAATTTCGTTGCCGATTGGGCCGCCCGCTGGACCGGCAAGGTCCCGGCCGATACGCCAAAGGGAGATGCAGAATGAGCTGGGTCTGGCATCAGGCCACCGGTGAGCTGCGCCGCGACGGCGCCCTCATCAGCCGTGGCTATTCGGGCAAGGGGCGCGGCAAGAACAATCCCGCCTTGCAGGGCATGCAGGGCATCGGCCCGATTCCGCGCGGCCGCTGGCGCATGACCAGCGTCTACAACAGCGCCAATGTCGGCCCGTTCACCATCACCCTGCACGCGCTGGATGAGGCGGTGCCCGATGACGTGCACGAGGCCACCGGCCGCAGCGCCTTCCGCATCCATGGGGACAGTATCCGTGCCCCCGGCACCGCCAGCAAGGGCTGCATCATCCTGCCCCGCGCCATCCGCGAACAGCTGTGGCGTTCTGGCGATCGCGAACTGGAGGTCGTTTGATGAAAGCCATCAGCACCATCGCCCGCGTTATCAGTGGCGGCCTCGGCACTGCCGCCGGCTTCCTCGGCCTCAACCGCGCCTGGCTCACCCTGCTCGCCGTCGCCATCATCGGCGCCGGCTTCTACGTCGCCTGGGCCCGCACAAATGCGGAACTGATGCGCCGCACCGCCTGGATCGATGTCGCCTGCGCCAGCGCCGGCAGCAGCTGGGCATCGCCAGCGCCGCCAACACTGCCGGGTAAAAAACCGCCCCCGCCACTGCGGCCCGGCGTCCAGTGCCAGGCCGAAATCGCCGCCCTGGCAAAATTCCGTGCCGACACGGCCCGCCTCACCGCCAGCACCCTCGCCACGGCCACCGCCAACCGTGACGAAAAACTGCTCGCCGACACCGCTGCCACCCGCCGCGCCGCCGAAGACGCCCGCACCGCCGCCCAGGCCATGGAGACCGCCAATGATGACCTCAAGAATGATCGCGTCTCTGGCGCTTGGTTCGATGCTTTCAATCGCGCTGCCGGGATGCAACCGGCCCGTCCTTGAAACCACGCCCCCGCCGCCGATCGCCGTCACCATCCGCGACAGGCCGCCGTCCGATCTCCTCGTCTGCCCCCAACCCCCGGCCGGCGTCCCCGCTGGCATGCAGGCCGATATCCCGCCCCGCGTCCGCAAGGCGCTGATCGCCCTCGCCCTCGCCTATCGCGCCGCCACCGATCAACTCGCCCGCCTGATTAACTGGCACGATCCCAACACCTGTTCCTCCCCCTCCAGGGGGGAGGCGAGAGACGGCGCAGCCGGCCCGGGTGGGGGTCTTTCCCGGCAAGGTCCAACGCCGAAAACCAAGGCCCCCTGATGCTCAAGCCCGACAGCCTCCGCGCCACCCTCACCGCCGCCATCCCGGATCTGCGCACCGATCCCAAGCGGCTGTCGATGTTCATGGACAAGGGCAGCCTGCGCGCCACCGCCGTCCCCGGCCTGTCGTTCGAATATCGCTACAAGCTGCAGCTGCTGCTCCTCGATTTCGCCGGCCACCCCGATCAGGTCATGGTACCCCTGCTCGCCTGGCTATTCGTCAACCAGAACGAATTGCTGGCCAATCCGGACAAAAGCCGCGACGGCATCAACTGGAATGCCGAACTGCTCGATTCCGGCCGCGTGGATCTCGAAATCGAGCTCGCCCTCACCGAACGCGTCCGCGTCCAGCGCCGCGACGATGGCGGCTTCGATGTCACGCACCTGCCCGAACCACCGGTGGAAACCCGCTTCGATATCCCGGTCGATGCCGATGGCAACGCCATCGCCCACCTCTGGCACTTGTTCAACGGCGCCGAAGAAATGCTGCGCTGGGAAGCCCCCGGCATCATCACACCCTACCCCTAATCTTCTCCCCTCCCTTTCAAGGGAGGGGCTGGGGGTGGGTGCTTCCCGCAAGGACCGCGACAAATGGCCGATGATCTAACCGCCGTCGAGGATTGGGCCGCCGCCTTCCTCGCCCGCCTCGACCCCGGCCAGCGCCGCACACTCGCCGGCCAGATCGCCCGCGAGCTGCGCCGCGCGCAACAGGCCCGCATCGCCGCCCAGGAAAACCCGGACGGCTCGCCGTTTCAGGCGCGCAAACCCCAGCCCCGCAAGCTGCGCGACAAGATCGGCAGCATCAAGCGCGGCCCGATGTTCAAGAAATTGCGCCTGGCCAAGCGCCTGAAGATCATCGAGGCCACGGCACAGGAAGTCGGCGTCGGCTTCACCGGCCGCAACGCCCGCATCGCGCAGCAGCATCAGGAGGGCCTGGCCGAACGCATCGGCCCCCGCACCATCCGCTACCCCGAACGCCGCCTGCTCGGCTTCACCGACGCCGACAGCAGTCGCATCATGGACCAGGTGCTCGCCTTCCTCGACGAATAGCCGGCGCGAAAACAGCCATTACGGTCGCAACACCAAGCGCCGCCCGCTGCAATCTGTTATCGTCGGCCATGCTCGATCTGCCCCCGGCCATCATCTGCGAGGCACCACGCGCCATCGATGGCGACACGCTCGCCTGTGGCAATCTCCCCGCGCATGTCCGCCTGCTCGGCATCGACGCACCGGAACTCCCCGGCCATTGCCGCCCCGGCCGCCGCTGCACGCCCGGTGACGGCACGGCTTCGGCGGCTTCGCTGGCACGGCTCCTGACGACCGGGCCCGCAACCATTCGCCCCGTCGCCCTCGATCGCTACGGCCGCATCCTCGCCAGGGTCATGATCGCCGGCCTCGATCTCTCCTGCGCCATGGTAGTGCGTGGTGCCGCCGTCTACCGTTACGGCCGGATCGACTGCTAGCCGCCAGATATCCCGCCCCCGGCGATTTGTGCAAAGGCTTCGCACAAAGCGCCAACCTTGCCGCCGCCCGCGCTGCGCACCCCAAGTCGCGCCATGCCGGATCAAACCTTCACTGCGGTCGACCTGTCGCGCCTGCCCGCGCCGCAGGTTGTCGAAACCCTGTCGTTCGAAGCCATCCTGGCCGCAATGCTCGCCGATCTGCGCGCCCGCGATCCGGCCTTCACCGCCACCGTCGAATCGGACCCTGCCTATAAGGTCCTGCAAGTCGCCGCCTATCGCGAGCTGCTGCTGCGCGCCCGCATCAACGATGCCGCCAAGGCGGTGATGACGGCCTATGCCACCGGCACGGACCTTGACAATCTCGGCGCGCTCGTCGGCGTCCAGCGCCTGCTCCTCACCGCCGCCGTACCCGAAACCGGCACTGCCGCCGTCTATGAAAGCGATACCGACCTCCGCCGCCGCATCACGCTCGCGCCCGAAGGCTTCAGCGTCGCCGGGCCAGAGGGTGCCTATATCTTCCACGCCCTGTCCGCCTCTGCCGATGTCCTCGATGCCAGCGTCGCCAGCCCCACGCCCGGCCAGGTCGTTGTCACCATCCTTGCCCGCACGGCCCCCGGCACGGCCGGCGCCGGGCTCTTGGCCGCCGTCAACGCCCGGCTCAACGCCAACGACATCCGCCCGTTGACCGATCAGGTCATCGTCCAGTCCGCCACCATCGTGAACTTTACCGTCACCGCCGCCATCGCCACCTATGCCGGGCCCGATGCCGCCGTGGTGCTGGCGGAATCGCGCCGCCGCCTCGATGATCTCATCG